TATATCAGTAATATTCTTTTGATTCTCTGTTAACGTCTCAAGTAAAGATGCGTCTTCTGTGATAGGAGTCTGATTAGGTTTGACTCTGATTGAAGTCGATGGATACTGTGCACCAGTTTCCTCGGCTGTTTTGAACTCTACAGCAACATCACGACCGCTTACTGCATCTGTGATATCACCATAATCTGGATCTGCGATTATAGAAAGTAGTTCTTGATAAACTGTTTTTCCAAATCCCCAAAACTTAACACCTTGTGATTCCTCACCACGTACAATAACAGGAGCATATGTCCTCATCTTCGCTTCAACTTTTCTAGCTAGACGATAATCATCTTTTGAACCTGTTCCCTTTAATTTCTGAGCGAACTCTTCAAACGGGTCTGGTCTACCAAATGATATAGGTGAAAGATAATTCTTTCCAGCTAAACCGTAATGAAAATACAACTCGATAAACGGATTGTCTTTATTGAACTTATAAGGTACAATACGAACAATTTGATTACCAGGTGATGGTTTCCAAAGATTTGATGTTCTATTATTTGTGGTTTGTAATTGATTAAGGCGACTTTTGATTGCATTTAAATCCATTTTATATTCTCCATTGTTTAATTAGTTAGTTGTTATTTGTTAGTTACTTTCGTTGTGTAACCATTGTTTATATAAGTATAATCAAGTTTTTGAAAATACAATTATTTTTCGCTGTCTTCCCAAGTATTTACGTTTACTATTGTATAGATTCTAGTAGGTATTTTATTCAACCCATCTTCACCTGTTAGTAATAATGAATTTCTATAATTCTTCCAATCTATTGGAAATGTTTTATCTAATTTACCATCATTAAGTTCACGAATTAAATCGTTAAGTGCGTTGATTGTATATAATGTGTTCGTGTCTTTCTTTCTATGTAATGAGATAGTGTCTGGTATACCTTGTACAAAGTCTTCATCATACTCTACATTATATGTACATATTAATTGACCATAATCATTTTCATTTTGAAATACATAAATTTTATCAAATACGATATCATTACAAGCTATAATAATACCTATGATTTCTTTAAATCTATTTCGTTTTACGAATGTACACAGTAGTTGAGTTCTCATTACTGATTATCCTTTATTAATTTTTCAAACTCTGGTGTCCATTTATAAACCGTCTGTAACTTTCCGAGAGGGCCATCTTTTGTTCTTTGTCTTTTTTCCATAATTGGAACTTTCTCTTTACCAACCATTATGTAAGCTAGACCAGTAGAACCTGTAACTCTATTGGTTCTTGATACCTGAACATTTGCTTTGTCTACTTGTAATTTTTTCAAAAATTCTTTTTTAGAATTAACACCCAAAGCTTTCTTTAAGACATTTCCATCCAACACAACACCAGCATGATTTGTTTCAAACATACCCCTATATTTATGAACACCTTTTTTACCATCTATTGCATCCATATGCCCTTGTTTCCAAATATTATTTCCTTCAATAAAAGTTCCCAAACCAACACCATCAATTTTTATTTGGTCAAGTTCTTCTATTTGTTTATCAAGTAAATCAATTGAATCTTTTCTTATTTTTTCAACAGAATCGTCTACATCAGGACCTCCTACTTGAGAATTTGCCCTACCAATCATCTTCTGTTGGTCTGTAGTTAAGTCTTTCACACCAGATGTAGAGTAATTCAAAAATGATTGTGCAACTTGTTTATCAGTTGGTGGTGTATCTGAACCATCAGGTAGGAAATCTGAATACTTTTTGTCTGTTTTAGGTATTTTTTTATCGGTGCTAAAACTCTTTTTTATTGCATCAAAATACTTCCTCGAATTACTACCAGCTGAAGAATTAATTAAAGCGTTAAGTATTTTATCATCAAAGTTATCTTTGAGGTGTTTAGCTGGTTCATTAGTAACACTTTTTAACTTAGTTTCTATTTCTGATAAACCATCTGCATAATTTCTTCTCTCTCCAGCCACAGCTTCTGACTCACTTTGTGATAATTTTCCATCATCACCTAATTGTAAAATAGCATCATCAGTTTGTGTTGCTTCCGCTTTATTAGAAGATTGAGCAATAATAGCACTTGTAGAATCTTTATCTGATGTAAACAGAATTGTGGCTTGACCTTTATCATTCTTAATAATAGTTGCAGTATCTGATGGATTATCTCCACCCCCACCAACTCTAATTAATTCTATTATTTCGTCTTTTGGTATTTCATTACCATCTAAATCAACTACACTTGATGAGGATTTTATATCTTCCTCTTGTTTTTTTAATCCAGCCTTATCACCAAAATATTCTGATGTTTCTGTATTTTTCCATCCTAAGTCATTTGATGCATTTTGTGACCTTTGATGTTTTCTTTTACCACTTCTAACTGCAATCAATGTTTTAGTATATAATTCTCTTTGTTCTTTTGGTAGTCCATCTGGTAATTCACCTGTTTTTAAACCACCAGCCATCTTACTACTTGAATTTTGTTTTGCTAAATTAGAATCACCATATTTATCTAAAATACTTTTTACCAAATCTTCTTCTGTTGCATCAGGATTATCTTGTAATAAATCAGAAACCTCTCCACTCATAATCTCGTTATACATAGAACCAGCATTACCAGGTGCAGCTCCTTTTACATAACCACTTGATATATGTTTTTGTTTGGATTCATTGTCACCTTTTTCTTTTGGTTCATCTTTACCTATGTCTCTTTGAAAATCTTTACTAGGTGTAAGTTGTTTAGCATCTCTATCGAAATCACTTTTACCTTTTAAATCTTTACCATCTGGTTCTTTTGGTTTTTCACCTTTGTCATCGCTTTTTTGGTCTGATGATTTTACGTATTTACCAGCATCAGTTTTTACAAAAACATCAGCATTAGAATCTTTTTCTTTACCTTTTTCTTTATATCTACCATAACCAATGGATACATATTTATCATCTTCATCTTCAGTTAAATTCTGAATAAATTCATTTGTAGCATCATATGACCAATCTTCTTCTATTAGTATACTTTTTAATTCTTCTAGATGTTCTATATTAGTTGGCTTAATAACACCAACTCTGTAACTCCATTCCTTTAATATTTTCTGTAGATTTGGAATCATACAAACTTCTCCGTAATGTCTTTCATTTCATGATAATTTAATCCCCAGCTCACTTTAACTGGATACTTACCATCTTGTTCTAATATTTCTTTGACTTCCTTTAGGTAATCTAATCCATCTTCCATATTAAAGTCAAACAAAAAACTATCGTAACTATATAGTATCAATTTACTTTCATAGTCTTTGATTTTAGGAATTAACTCTGATAAAGCTTTCATATTGTTTTCTGTTTCCATCAACTGAATCGTGTAGTTAAACAATTTATTAGCGTTCATACCTGTTAAATTTTTCCTATATATCTTCTTACTATAAATATCTGAAAGAATAAAATCATTTGATTTGTATTCCCTCCAAAGAGTGTTTATATAAATACTAACTTGATTAAAATATTCATTATTTTCTTTCACTTCATCGGGAATATAACCATATAAATACTTAAATGAAAGCTTTTTACTTTCTTCATAATCAACACCATACAACTTAGCCATATGTTCATGAACAGAACCATCTTCAAATTGATAACCGATTCTATCACCAATCAACCTAAGATGATACGCATCATAATCCATCTCAACTAACACACCTGCTTTATGTCTACTAACATATGGTTTTCTACTACCATCTTTCTTATTAAGAGCTGCAAAGTTAACACCACCATACCTATTTGATGGTCTACCAGTAGAAGTATATATGTTATATTCACTATATACCAAGTTAGACTCCGATTGTATACCATTTTGTTCAATATATGACAAGTTGTCTAGCACGTCATTATTATATGTCATTTTGTCATCACTATCACGCGTGCTTTCTATTTCAATTTTTAATTTTTTGGTTAATTTACGACAATATTCTAAATGTTTTAATATAGGAATTACTCTGTTTACATTTTTCTTTCGGTAGTGTTTCATATTAAAAAAGTTATGAGCATTGGTATCAATGTTATCGATATTTAACGGTTCATTGGTTTTCATATAATGTAATAGATTTACATCAATGACATTATTAGTAGAAATAAGATGGTTTAATTTCTTTTTATCGTATGTGTATTTCTTAGTATCGGAGTGTAAGTTGGGAACTTCAATGTTTAAAGCTTCACTATGACTGAACGGTAGGATAAATTCATCACCACTCATGAATTGAACATATAGTAGACATATATCTATTTCTGCTGGGTGTTTGTGTTCATCAGAAGATATTGGTATTAAAATACTATCTTCTTGTGAATATACTTTTAGGAATGAATCTAAACGTTCATTGTTTTCTATTATAACCATTGATAATACATATCATGTAACTTTACCAAATTAAATTATTTTTCTCCTTGAGAGTTTACTCGTTACATCATCTATCGAACCCTTTGGTGCTTTCCATAATTGTGAGGGAGATAGTATTTTTCGTAACTCTTCGTTTCCTCTTGTAGTACTAAAAGTATTTATTGTTCTTGTATTATCTCTAATAACTTCTGATTTCTTACCAGTCAATCTCCAAGATATTTTAACGTATCTAAATAATGTATTTTTGTTATCAAAATCTTCTTTAGAAATTTCAAACAATTCACCGTTTAAGTTGTTTGCTTTCTGTGTAAAATATCTATTTAAACTACCACCACCATAATCACCTTCGGATGGAATTGGATTATATTTCTTTGGATATTCATTTTTTACCACATTTTTTATTTTAGTATAAGTTGAAAATAAACTGTTACTACCGTCAATCTTTTCTATAATTTTTGAACTAGTACTATGACTACCACCTGTCATAAATACTTCTCGTTTGGTATTTGTATAGTGTATATGATATTCTAATTCAGGTCTAACTGAACCACCATGTGTATATTTAAACTCATTTGGTTGTGTGATACCAACAACACTCGATTTAAAATCGGTGTCCTCATGTACTTGTTTTGCTTCTTCTTTTAATTTTGACATTATGGCATGACACCTCCAGATTTTTCAAATAAATCCTGTGAGTTATTTTCTATTAATTTAGCTGATAATTTTTCGAATTTTTTCTTAGCTTCTGCTTCAACGCTTTCTTCAACTTTTTTCTTTTTAAAAATATTACCTTGTAAATTTTTTAATTGTTCTTTAGTTTTTTGAGGTATAGTTCTAGTATCAAAAATATAACCAAGTGTAGACCTCATCATTCCAGTTATAGTTGTAGTCCATCCACTAGAGTCAACCGAGTGTTCTACATTTGAAGCTTGAAATACACATGATTGTTTATATTTATTTGGTAGATATACTGAATGAAATGAGTTTCCAGGTTGTATTCCACCTATACCATCTGTATCCAATCCCAAATCAAACAACATTTCTATTGGTCTATTATCTGTAGTATTATCATCTTCATCCCAAAAAGTTATCAAATCACTAATCGTTGAAATGTATTCATTTCTCATATTACCAGCTTCATCATACTTACTTGAAAAAAGTTGTTTATAGTTATCTGCTAACTTAGCCTGTACAGGACCATTAGGTCCTACTACAGCTTTCTGTTGACCTTGAGTTATCAATTGTTTTTTTTCATCAGTAGATAGGCTATCAAAAAAAGGTGGTGATATACTTGAATCAAAAAAATCTTCATTACCGCCACCAAAATTTGCAGATAACTTTTCAGCAACATCAGTTAATTCATCATTTAATGTACTTGACAAATCTACTCCTTGTTTTGTTATAAATGTACGAATATCATCACCATCTGTCACACTTAGTGGTTCACTAGCAAGACCAGTTTTTGTTCCAATATTTTTTGTTGATTCATTTATATAAGCTAAATCAAGTCCTTTGTTTCTTTGGTCTTCTTTATCATTGAAAAGACCACCCGCCGCAACTCCAGCCATTTCTTGAAATGAAGACTTTGAAAATGATTTTAAATTACTAGTATTTCCACCATACATTGCAGCTAACTGCATTTTAGATGGAATTTTAGCTGTTAAACTTTGACCTTTAACAATACTATTATGTGTCCATACTGGAAAGTAAAATATACCTGGTTTTCCAAGAATTTTACCATCACTATCGAAGTTAGTTGCGTATGAACTTGGTGGTCGTTGAAAATCTATCCAAGTATGAGATGCGTCTATAATTTTTAATCTATAAGTTTCTACTTCATCACTAACTAACTTAAACTGCCAAAAATTTATTTTCTGATTTAATAAATCAAACATAGACTCAAGAGCTTCGAATATATTAATCGACTCTACACCAATGTCATCACCAACACCAAAAGCTTGTTGTATTAATCTTGTATTAATTAACATATTTCTCATGTATCCATATTTTATTTTACTTGTTTCTTCTTGTGGATATGCTTTATAATATTGTTTTTTTCTAACTTCTAATGGTTGACCTTTCATTTCTGGAAAATCTTTGTATAATTTTAAATTTTGTTCTGCTGATAGTCCTTTAGACTTAGATTCGATAGTATCAACGTCAAATTTAGAAAAGTTTTCTTCTTCATTGATAATTTTAGACAATCCTATAAGAGAATCTTTATCACCAGGAAATGTTACATCAGATCCAAAAACTTCTGTTGTAAACTTTTGTGACTGTGGTGTAAATTTACCAGGTAAAATATAATCTCTTATACTAAGAGTTTGCATTGCTTCATGACTTTTTATTTTTGTAGATACATAACTACTTGGTATTTTTGGTTTTAATGTATCGAGTTCTAGTTGTCTTTCTACTGACCTAAATTCAGAAACTATATCCGTATCCGATGTTAATGAAATAAATTTTGATAATATATTATCCTCAAACCAACCCCATCGAACCCAACTATTTATATTACTCCTACCTTCATCCAATCTTATAAATTTATTAGGTGTATATCGTATTGTATAATTGACTTTTGTATCCCTTTCATGGTGCACTGCATTTGTTTCTGGAACAGGATTTTCATTAATTTCTGTGTTTAGAAATATATACTGATTAATATTTCTAAGAAAAATTTTCAAAGAAACTGTACTGTTTAGTTTTATTAATTGATTAGTACCATCCTCTTCTAAAGAACCATTTTCTGCTTGTTTTATTGTGAATATGGTTTTATCATCAGCTGATTTAGCGGCTTTTACTGTTTCTTGTTCTATATTATAAATAATAGTAGGATCTATTGTTGATATAGTACCTTCCGTATTACTCAATATGTTAACACCAACACTAGTTATTATAGTTTCACAATCAAACCCACCATCTGGTCTTGTAGTAAACGAAAAATTTTTTATTACACCAGTCATCATATCATAATCACCGTTTTGTTCTATAACATCACGTAAATGATTACTATTATACGCATCTTCCTCAATCTCATTACCATCAGTATATGATCTAATATTTTGTAATGTATTTTTATCATATACCCAACCCCATTGTATCATAACTGATTTACCATGAGCTAAAAAATGTGGCATCAATCTTTCAACATCATCAAAACTCCAACAAGTCCAACTTATGGTTGCTTCTCTTCTAGCTTTTATTCCACCTAAAAAAGTAGCAGTAATTGATTTTATACCAGGCATTGGTCTTTTAGTTTTATTTTCTCCTGCATCAAAGTCGTAGTCATTTGAATAATATCTAGAACCATAAATGTCATCATAGCCAGCAGCCATATGGTCACCACCATATCCCATCAACGGATTTCCATCATCATCAGTTACTGTACCACCTGGAACTAACTCACCGCCCATTAGAATAACAGGATTTTTTTGACTAGATACCATTTTTGTAAAAGTAGTTCTAGTTAACATTTTTTCTTGAGTTAATTTTGGAGTTTTACTATCAGGATAGTATGGTGTCTCACGGCCAAATGCGTCCATTTTTTCACGCATTCTTTCTTGTAATTTTTTTGCAATTGGTGTTAAGTTAATCATAACTATTCACCATTCAATTGTTTGAATTTCCGTATAATTTTATTAGTATTTGTTGGGATTCTTATAAGTTCACCAGTATTAATAATTACTCTTCCTTTTATACCATTTGCTTTTGCAATTATCCACCATAAACTATTATCACCATAGTATTGAAAAGCCAAATTGTCTATTCTAGTACCTTGTTTTGCAGATATAAATTGATCTGAATTTTCAATTGGTATTGGGGGATATAGAGTAGTAGTATACACTCTGTTACCAGCTCTATCTATTTTTGTATTAGTATTTGAATATCTTTTCATTTTAATTTATATAATCTGTTAATTTTTTTAATTGTTTTGAATCTAGTCTACCATCTGAAAGTCTAGAGGTTTCTAGAAATTCACCAAGACCTTGACCAAGAAACGCTGCACCTTCTCCAAATTGTGCATTTTGTTCTCCAATTTTGTGTTCAGGAATCCAAGATGCTTCAAATTGTTTTTGTAGTGCTGATGGTAATCTTTTACCAATGTAAACAAAAGTACAAGAAACTTGAATATATTTAGGTAGTTTTGCAAAGTTAGTTTCCCAAGTTCCAACATCCATTACTGTATAAGTTAATGATGATATATAACCTGGAGCGTCTGTGTACATTTCTCCGATTGTCAATTCTGTAAACGGTGATATCATTCCAAGTCCACCGTTCTCGTCACCACCTGTCCAATGTGGATATGTCTGTCCAGCTAAGTAATTTAACTTTTCCCACAACGTTATCATTTCAACATCAGATTTAGGATATACGTCAAAAGTAAATGATATTTCCCTTGATGTACCTTGATAAACATAAACACTATCTGGTCGACCAATGTATCTTTCCGAACCGTATTCAGGTGAAAAGGTATCTGTTATTCCACTTAGTATTGCTCTGAATATTATATTACCACCACCTTTATCATTTATCATTCTAACATCTCTAAACTTAAATGGAATCCAATCTAATTCATCATGTGGAACATCCATTGCTGAATTTTTATAACTGTCTTTACCATATGGTATTAAATTTACTCTATCTCTACCCTTTTCATCAAAAGCATTTTTAGATAATTTTGCTAAAGCTGCTTTTGAAACATTAGCATTTTCGTTAGATGGTATGTCACCAAATCCAGCTACTACCTCTGCAGCTTTTTTCAATGTTTTTTGAGCACCATCGAGTACAGATGTAGCTGTTTTAAAACCTTTAGCTAAACCAGGTGAACTTATATCTGGAAGATTAATTTTTGGGGCTTTAAAATTTATAAGTTTCTCTTTACTTTTTTTAGCACCGATATTTATACTTGGAAATTTAATTTTACTTAGACTATCTCCTATTTGATCTAAACCTTTTCCTGCAGCTTGAGCTAAATCTTTACCATATGATAATAATTGTTCTCCGACATACGTACCCAATCTTATTGCAGATTCTTCAACTTGTTCATAAACTTGTTCGGATACAAAATCTGCTAAAGTTCCTTTGTTAATAACATTAGAAAGGTCTACATAAGAATTTCTATTTATACCTAATACACCAGGTACACTAAAAACTGATAGTGGATTGTATGCTTTTGGATTTAAATTTAATTTTAGTGGATCTGGTCCTAAACTGTTAACAAAGTCTGCTCCAGCTATATCTTGAATTGATTTAGGAACTATATCATTAGCTCCAACTGATATTTTACCTTCGTCTGATAAATCATATAATGTAGTTGTTATAACATTAAATGGGTTTTGTCTTTGTAACGACTGTTGTGCTTGAACAAATCTAGAACCTTTGAGTAAAAAATCAAGTGAATTTGTTGCACCGTTTATTCTACGTACATCTGCAAAATATCTATCTAAAAATACACTAGGTTGTCTACCAATTATTCTACCACCAACATCATCTATTGCATTTATAAATGATTTTACAGCATCTTCACCTTTATGTGCAGGTTTATCTATCTGAACTAATCCAGCCATAACTCCTGTAAACTCTGGTTTTGAAACTCTATCTATACCCCACCGTTGTCCTATACCTCTAATTATAAATGGCTCTCTTTTATCACTAGGAACTTCAAAACTAGGTATAAGATTACTAAATGAGTTTGGATCGTCACCTAGAACATACTGTCTTATAAGATTTACACCAGCGTTTGTACGTTTTAATTTTGGATTTAAAATACCACTAAAACCTAAATTTCTAGCTGGAGCATTATTGTTACTCCTCATACCAAGACCAGAGTCACCACCTACCTGTGAGTAGTATGTATCAAAGAAACCATTAGTACCTATATCTTCTAACCTAGAACCATTAAACTTAGTAGAAAAAAGGTTGTTTTGATTGAAAATAGTTTCAAATCCACTTCTTTGGTCATTTGAAATACCAGCATATGTCGGTATGGTAATTGAATTTAATTTAAAAGCTATAGCAGGTGCATCTGTTGATTTTTTATTTACAGTAAATTGGGATGCACGTATATCACCTTTTGCATCTTTTGGAGCAATGTTTGGTCTTAATGGAGAAACATGATCTGTATTTTGAAAATATGTATTTGTAACAAATCCTTTTACATTATCATTACCAAAAAAATCAACTCCTTGACCAAGTTGTGGTGTAGGTTTTGGTGGTGTTTTTGGTAATTTGGGTGGTGTTAAAGGTGTTTCAGGTAGAACCTTACGTTGAGGTGTTACGTTTATCTCAGTATTTTGAGCTGCTTCAATTGCAGCTACTACATTATCAGGTGTAACACTAACTGATGCTGGAACGCTTGTATTTGTTGTAATAGTACCAGCACCACGACCAGACATATCTCTCTTTCCACCTGTAGATAGTCTTGATAAATCTGCTGTTTCTTCTAATAATGGCATTATTTTTCCTATCTTAATCTATTAATGCACCAATAAATCCTTTGGTATTTTTTTCAATATTACCAAGAATATCATTTGTTTTTCCTGAAGCTTCGGTTGAAGCTTTTTCATATGCACTCATCGCTGATTTAGTAGCTTCCATTTTACCACCAGTTTCTCGTGCTCTTACTAACCTAGCAAGTGTTTCTACGTCTGTTCCAACAGCTTTTGCAAGCACTTGTCTTTCCACTCTCAACATCTTACTAAACTCAGCTTCTCCTCCAACTTGTTTTAATATTTCTTTCATCATTCCTTCAGTATCGTCTAGGTATGATAATTGTCTTGCTCTATCTAAATTAAGCTGTCGTCCTAATAAAACAGAAGCCTCCATTTGAGCTTCAATTGAAGATTCAAAATCTAATAAATTATCTGCTATTTGAGTTACTGATGATAAATTTAATCCTAATTTACGAGCACCAACTGCTGCTGCCATAACATTTTTACCACCATCTTTCATAGTTGATGCAAAAAACTCAGAATTTTCTGCTATATCTCTAAATATAGCACCTGGTGCAACACCAGCTAATCTTATTGTTGCTGCTTCCGCTTCTAATTGTGATAATAATGTTTCTCTAGAAGCATCTGATACAGATTCTTGTAATGACAAAACTTTTGCAATTTGATCGGAAGTTGCTCCGATAGATAACTGTGCTGAAGCTAAGTTCATTATAAATCCATTTGAAGCTTCATCTATACCACCAAAATTAGTTCTAATTGCCTCAAATGAACCTCGTATATCTTCTGATGACAACCCTAATCCTTTTGCAGCAATACCTAAACCAAAAAATCGTGCTTCTAGTTTTCCAGCTTCAAAAGTTGATAAACCTAATTCTTTTCTAGTTTCAGCTACCGCTTTTTGTAATTTTAAAAATCCAACAACTAATGCAGTAACTATACCAGCAATAGCCAATAAAGGATTTGCTGCTAGTATTAAGTTTATTGCAGATGAGATACTTTTGAATTTTTTTAAGAATCCAAGTTGACTCATTATAGAACCAGCTATTTCTTTGTTGGCTCTTATGGTCTTCAAAGCAGTCTTAGCCTGGTCATTCGTTATATCTCTTTTTAATGATTCTTTTGCGACTAACTTGTCGTTGATGACGGTTGCGTCTTTGGTTATACCTAACAGTTTAGAAGCCAAAAAACCCTGTTCTTCTAAAAACTGTTTTTGTTCTTGTAATTCTTGTTTTAGAGCTGAGGCGATATCTTTCCGTGTCTTTAAATCATTTAAACTTTCTGCCATTATAGATTCCTAAGTATGTCGGCACCTCTTTGATCGATATCAATACCCTTTGATTTTAAATCCCTTTCCAAATCATCTCTCATTTTAAGTAACTCTTTAAAGTTCTTAGCAAATTTAGGATCTTTTTTACTTAGTTTTTTAATAGCTCTACTATGACCTTTTGCTGCAGCATTTGCAAATATCTTTTCAATAAATTTATCTATTATACCTTCAGTAATTTTATATTTTGCCATGTAAAATCTCCAATTAAATTGAGTCTTATAACTCAATAATAAATATCTACTTACTTATTTTTGTGTTTATCTATTTCTTTTTTAATTTCAGAAGCTTCTTTTTTATAGTAAGTTGTCAATCTTTTTAAATAGAATGTACGTAAATATATAGGTAAGTTATACGCTTCGGTAAAAGTAAATCCACCTTTTGAATGTAATATTAATTGAAATATCTGTTCGTGTATTTCTCTTTTATATTCCTGATGAAGGCCAAAAAAATCGGAGGGTGATTGGAATCACCACTACTTTCTCCTTTCCATTCGAATCTACAACTTCTGCGTTCATGTCTATATCTGGTGTTATTGATGTTAAATAATTTCTAAAAGCAAGTGAATCTCTAGATAAAAATTCATTATCTACAAAACTAGATATAAAAGCTTTATCAGTATTACCATCTACTGATAGTAACATTTTTTTAAGTCTAGTAGTTAATTCAGAACTAGTATCCTTTGATATTTTTTTTAAAGCTTTTAATTCTGTTTCAATCTGCTGTTCATCTCTACCAGTTAGTAATCTGAAAGTTATTGTTCTTTTTGAATTTGGTAAATCAAAAGAAAATTCATTCTTACCTTTAGTAAATTTACTAAAATCCAATTTAGCTGGTTCTAATTTAGATAAATCAACAGTCTGTTCTTCATCACCATACTCAAAATTATAATCTTTACCATAACCAAGAATACGAGCCGCTACCATAATAGCATTTTTATCACCAATAAGTAAATCTTGAACATTTATTGTTTTATCTACAATTAATGCTTGTAATAAAACTTCAATAACAGTTCCTTGTTGTATTAGATTCTGAGAGGTTAGGATGTCCTCTTCTTTTGCGGTCATGTATTTTACTTCTACTTTACCCTTAGATAAAGGATGACCATCAACATAGAAGTATCCTCTGGATGGTAAGTCTACCATTTCCGTAGGAAATTTGTAATCAGCCATAAATGACTCCTTTATATTGTGTACTTATATATATAACTAATTTTGTCTTAAAACTATTATTTTTTACCAAACTTCTCAGCTGCTGTAACACCAAGTCCAACTACTGAAATGTACATAAAACATTCAAGTATTTTGTCCTTGACTTCAAATGTAGAAAAGGTATCAGCACCCCAACTACAAATCAACATAAAGAATGCAGCGAAACCGACAAATCTTTTACTAGAGATTTTAGCATCACTAGAAAGCATTTCTCTTAAAAAACTCATATTTACTCCTTAGAATTGTAAGATTGCGTAATCGTATTTAAGTGTTAGGGTGATTTCAGCAGGATCACTAGAAGCATAATCTAGTTCACCAAAGTTAGCTGTTTGAATATAAGCACCTTTTAGTACCCATTCTTCAACAACATCACCAACTGGACCTAACAAATTAAATGTAATATCTTTCTTATAAAAATCTGAGTATCCATCACGACCTGTTACTGATTCATGTGATAAACGAACCCATTCCATAACTGCCTGTGCACCTGATGGAACAACTGGATCGTATAAAGTGATATCAATAGGTTGCCAAGCACCTTTACCTTTTATATATCTTTTAACATTGATGTGGTCTAAAACTATTTCTTCAAACTCTATTTGAGGTCTGTTTGCAGTTTTAATTAAATAAGATGGTATACCTTCTACATACATTATAAACCGATTTTTTGTTTTCGGTTCAAACGGTGTGAACATAATTTCTGAAGGATCTAATGTAGCCATTTCTTTTTTCTCCTAAAAAGTCGTTTATTTCTACTCATAAATAAATATCAATTAAAGAAATTTTTAGTAAAAAGAAAAAACCCCACGATTAAATGGGGTTTTTTTCATGTATTAGTTTTAACTAATTTTACTCAGGAAACGTAGCTCCAGTTGGTTGTACTACGAAATCAAGTACAATGAACTCTGCAGTTCTTGTAGGTTGGATAAATATCTGTCCTACCAATTGATTTCTATCTACAACATCTGGTGTGTTATTAGTGTCATCCATGACAACCCTAAAAGCACTTAAACCACTATTAGACTGAACTTGTTCTAGATAAGGATTCACAATGTTTAAGAAACGATTCCTTAGAGCTTGAGTATTCTGTTCAAATACCAAGTATCTTGAAGCACTTGCAATAAATTTCCTTAATGCAATTAGTAATCTACGAACATTGATTCTATCTAGAGCTGATGGTTTAGATTGTAATGTTTTCTGTCCGAAAACGACTACACCTTGACCAGGAAAAGAAGCAATTGGATTAACTCTACCTTCATAAAGGTCATCTCTTTCAGCATGAGTCAATCTTGTTTTAGCTTCCAATACACTTGTCAATCCACCACGATTCAATCCAGCTGGTGCAAACCATTCGTGAGCTACTTGGTCGTTATATGAAATAACACCAGGTAAAACAACTGAAGGCGGAACCCATACTGGTATTGAACTGTCTCTATTTGGAATCATTACCCAAGGATAATATGTAGCCACATAGTTAGTATCAAGATTCTTCACAGTATCTAATACTGTTTCAACAGTATCACCATATGCTGCAGCATCCATAATATAAAGTGCATCTGCTCTAGACTCAACCTTAGATATAGCATGGTTTGTTACGTTAGAATGTAATCTATGAATAACACCAGGTGTTACTAACAAGTTGATATCAAATTCATCTGGATTACTGATAGCGTTTAGAGCTCTTTTGTAAGCTAAACTACCACTAGATGTAGAACTTGATAAATCAAACCCTTGTGTATTTCCTGCTGTTATTGCAGTTCCAACATTATAAGCTGTTGCTGGATTTCTACCATCAAATCCCCATTGTAGAGGAACAACAAATTTTCTTTGAGCCAATGTTGAATTAGTCAAAGTAATTGTTGTTGAACCATCAGCATATGTTGTCTCACCATTTGGATTAGCATCATTATCACCATTCATGTCTTCTAAACTCATGGTTATATTGTTACCTACATTAGCTGGATATGGTATTGGAGCTAAATAATTAGCATTATCGTCTTTTATATTAGTAGACAGATAATCAAATCCATAGAATGTATTACCATCGTATGTTCCAATAGCACTTGTTTGATTTGATTTGAATATTACTGCAGGTATTTCAGTTGTACCCGCTGTAGGATTATATACTGCATCATGGCCCATAGGAACAAGTTCTTTTGGATGTGTTGCAAGGTTATTCTCTCCTGCTGTTTTAGAAGCATAATCACCTACTCTAATAAATTTACTTAAATTAGGCATTGTACCAAAGAAAGTAAGTTTTCCATTAGAATCAATACTAACGTGTCTATCACCAATTCTTTTTGCAAAGTAGTTTGGTGATGTTGAATCAAATGTTAAGTTATCAAACTGTTCTATAATATTATCTTCAGTATTATTAGATCGTACTTGTATAGTAAAAGTACCAAAATCCGAACCAGCTATATCTGCAGCTGGTTTAACGTCTCTAATAGCAATCTTTATTTCAGAATTTATATTACTTCCATGTGAACGAGTATATATTCTAAATAGTTTATATCTTGTAGCATTTACTAATTGAGATTGTATCCACGGTGTTCTTGCAGTTTGATATGCTTTGTTTCCAGTCCAATCTGTTGATTCATTTCCATCATTGTCTACTGTATTAGTACCATCATAAAAGTTTAATCCATTTGAATCTATATCTAATGATGCAGATGAAAATGAATCATATGTAGTAGAATTTCCTGTGTGAGTCCATACTTTATAAACATATACAGATGAATTTGAATTTCCACTTCTTGTAGATTGTGGATCTTGACTAAGTACTTTTGTAATGTAATTTGCACTACTTGAGTTAAATGATAAAGCATATGACTCTGTTGCAGCTCCAACTGGTACGACATTTAATTCAAATGAATCCCAAGATTGTACAGATCCACTTATAGGATTATTTAGTGTTATATTACTACCAGCAAAACTGGTACCACCATTACCTCTTGATGGAGCTAATACTGCTAGTGATTGAGTCACACCACCGTCTGCATGTACGTTTAATCTTAAATTATCATGTTTATATCCACCTAGTCCAAGAATCCTAACAACTGTTACGACTCCCGCACTCTTTAAATATTGTTCTACTGTATTAGGTGTATAAAACCTATCATCCATACCACCAAAAACTTGTTCAAAGTCTTGAAACGAAGTTATCTGTGTTGGTACAAAAGCAGGGCCTTTTTTTGTAGGCCCTACAATAGCTGCACCGATAGCTCCAATAGCTTGTGGTAAAAACGATAAATCACTCTCGCGAGTAAATACACCAGGCGAAACGATTCTTTCTGCCATTATTTTTCTCCTAGTTAATCTTTATTATACAAATTTTTTTGAATAAATACAATTATTCTACTATAAGTATAACCTAAGTTCCCCAAAATGTACTATTTGGAGAAGTTTTTTAATATTAACCTTCAGCCGGTGCTTCTTCTTGAGGTATTGGTGTAAATACTCCACTCTGTGGATCTAATTGACCAGGTCCGTACTTTTCGTTTAATTTCTGTACTAAATCACGTTCAGATTGTTGAACTGCCTCGTATTCAGACTCAAGTTCTGTTTGACGATTTTCAATTGCTTCAACTTGTTGATTTAAAAGTATCTTTTGTACAGCGATTTGCCCTAACTGAGCTTGTTTTTCTTGATAACTTGTTTGTAGTTCACCTAGTTCTTTTAATTCTTCTTCTGAAAATTTAATTTCATTAGATGCTTCTACAACCTTTGCTTCTTCAGCCATAACTTATCTCCTATGTTTTGGTTAGTTACTTTATATAAATATAACGTAATTATGTTAAATACAATTTTTTATTTCTTTTTTAGCTCTTCTATCTCTTTTTGTTGAGCTTTTACGATTTCTGTTAGTTCTTGAACTGCTTTTACCAATGGTGTAATCAATTCTGTTTCACCCAATTCCTGCATACCATCTCTGTTTTCTTTCCACACAGGAAACTCTGAGTGTCCTACAGAGTCCATAGCTTCTTTAACTTCTTGTGCTACAAATCCATAATGTATCCTATCAGGATTTTTTCTCTCTGTAGTATCTGAGTTATGTTGGTCAAATTCTTCAGGATATTCACTTGGGGCTTTCTTTTGAAACTTTCGTGTTCTTAGTTTTTCTATAAACCCTAATCCTAAATCGTTGTCTTCAATGTTTTTCTTAACTCGTCTATCTGAAGAGTGTGTCCAAGTAGCATTTTCACCAAAGTCATTTGTGATGTAATCTGATTCAACACCTATTCTTACTGTTTCTGTTCCACCGCCAGTCATACTTGTTCCAGTACCAGCTTTTATTAGTATTTCATCGGTTATATCTACGGCTGATGGTAAAGCATAATATCCAAGATAAGTATTTCCTGCTCCAGTTGTTAAATTATCTCCAGCGTAAGCACCAAATGCAACATTAAAACTACCATTTGTAAGTGACTCTAATGATTGATTACCCATAGAAGTATTTTTAGTTGCAGAATCATATGCCTTTGCCATAGCATATCTACCAACTGCGGTATTTGCATTACCAGTTAAATTACCAGTTTGGTCACCACCTAACGCTTTATAACCAACAGCAGTTTCGGAATCTCCAGTTGTAGCTTTATGTCCTGCTAAATACCCAACAAGAACTGTTTGTTGACCTGAAGTAATCGCTTTTCCAGCTTGATAACCGATAGCAACCGTTCCAGATGCATCACCGCTGGTTCCTGTAGATTTAAGTGCGTCATACCCAATAGCAACAGAGTAGTTTAAAGCACCAGTTCCACCATATCCAGCATATTCTCCTATAAAAACATTTCGTATAGCAGAGTCATTGTTTATACCACCAGCAGCACCTTGACCAATAGCAATATTTTCTCTTTCATTTCCATCAGCAGTTCCTAACGCTCCACTACCAACAACTACATTATTTGTTCCTGTGGTTAGTAAATCACCCGCAAGCTTTCCTATGAAAACGTTATTACCTCCTGTTGTGATATCATTTCCAGCTTGGTAGCCAATAGCAATATTACCTTCAGCAGTAGTGAAATTAGAAAGAGCCTCAGTACCCACAGCAACACTATACTGACCTGAACTATAAGGAGCAGAGGTTGTTCCGCCTTTACCTGCTTCAGAACCTACAAATGTGTTGTAAGAACCAGTTGCGTATTGTCCAGCAAGATATCCAACTGTAACAGTTTCTCCACCAGTGGTTATCTGACTAC